CTACGGGCAGTTCTTCCGCACGGCCTTATCGTGGGCGATGATTTCCCGCTTGGTCTGCGGCGTGTCCTGCGGACTGAAGGTCAGCACCTTCACCCAGGAGCAAGCGGTATCAATGATCGTCGGCTGCGGTTGCGAGGCACAGCCGGCCAACAGCAGCAAGATCGCCAGCGCTCTCATTTGTCGGTCCTCAGGACGCCCATCGCAGCCCCCTGCGCATCCAGATCCTCGTCCGGGATGATGGAGGCGGCAATCACCGCATCGGCGGCTGCAGCTTTGTTCTCGGCCTCCTTCTGGGCTGCCAGAGCGTTAGCGACCTGGGCTTGGGTTTCCAGCTTCGCTGCGGCAGCCTGAGCCTCGGCGGTCGCTTTCTTTCCGCTGAGGTGCATGATGGCGCCCCACACCACGCCGATGATGCCAACAAGCCACGGCAGGATCGCGCCGAGGTTAAGGCTGCTGATTGCTGTCAGGAATGCTCCCATCCTTCTTCTCCTGTTTCACGAAACGGCCGATCACCCCAAGAACGAGAAGGCCGAGCGAGACCCCACTGACCACCTGCTGGGGGAGGGTTGCCTTCAGGTCAGGAGGCAGCCACATCCAGGCCCCCTGTACCGCAATGGCGAGGGTCATGCAGTGCACCGACAGCCACCGCCAACCCTGTTTCCAGTCGTCTACAAGCTTCATACGCTCTCCACAGCTTCTATTGCCTGTTGATATAGATCGTCCCAGGTCTCCGGATGGGGCTTCCCAGGTCTCCAATTCCGCTCGTAGTAGTCCCACGCATTGATCGCATCCCCGATGGCAGGAAGCGGTTTCGGGTCTGCCCACAGCAGCAGCCGGGCAAATGCAGCAGCCAGGACATCGTCACTGGGAAGCGCCTTATAGACGGCATCCTCGTTGGCGAAGATGTCCCGCTTCGCGCAGCACACCCGCGCCCAGATATTGGTCTCCGAGTGAGTCAGGACGCCATGGACACCCCCGCCCTTCTCGAACTGCCAGAGCCCTACAGCGGGCCCACCGATCTGCCTGCGGTACTTCAGCCGGCTCTCCTGTAGCCCGATGGCGATCATCAGGACCGCAGCCTCATCCGAGGTCATGTGGATTGGAAGCATGGCCAGTGCGGGCTCTATGGCTTGCTCCAGGCATTCCTTTGGCGTCATTGGTCGTCCACCTTTGGCGGGTTCTTCATCAGGGTTTGAACGAGCTTCCAGGCCCTATCCCCGTCCTTCGACTGCCTGACTTGTTCGGCCTTGATAATGGTGATATCGGTCTGAATCTGCGCTATGCTGTCGCCGGACTTGTCTACCTTGTCCAGGGTCTTACTCCCGAACCAGAGATAGCCGCCTCCCAATACGGAAGACATAAAGAAGGCTGCGGCAGCGAAGTTGTATAGGCGGTCTACCCGGCGCTCTAGGTTCGTGACCCGCGATTCGATGCTGTCTGTCATCTTTCAGCCAATAAAAAACCCGCCGAAGCGGGTAATCAAAACGGATAAATGGAAGGAAACGTAATGGCCGTAACACTGGACCTATCGACAAAGCCTCAAAGCAAAAGTTGGAGGGATGGCAGTGACCGCCTACACTACCTCTACAAATGCATCGATCATTACTATTCGACGCCGCTAATCGAAACGATATCCCCGACTGACACGATGTATAACGAGTGGTACCTAGATGTGGGGGTTAGCGCCGCCGAGAATGTGATCCAGGCTTTCCACTCTAGCTGCCTCATGCGGGTTAACAGAGTGCTAGACATGGCATGCGGCCACGGGCGCGTCTTACGACACCTCGTCAACCTATTCCCAGGAGCCGAGTTTCATGGCTGCGACCTCGACCGTGATGGGGTGAGTTTCTGCCGAGACACCTTCGGGATTAAGCCGCATTATTCTGTTGAAGATTTCACAAAGGTAGACTTCGGTACGAAGTTTGATCTGATTTGGGTTGGCTCACTCTTTACCCATACGTCCAAGGAAATTACGCAGAAGTGGCTTGCTCACCTCACCAAGTTCCTGTCCCCCCAAGGCATCGTTGTCGCGACATTCCACGGGAGATGGTGCGAAACCGTAGCCAAGCAACACCCATACATCAATGAGCAGTCGTGGAAGGAAGTTCTGGCCGAGTACCGCGAGACGGGCTATGGATACAGGGACTACGAACGCTCTGAAAACCATTCCTATATCGCTGGCAGCTATGGTGTCTCGCTGTCTTCCGCATCCGTCATTACTGGGATTGCAGAGTCGATTGACGGAGTCCGAATATTCTCTTATAGAGAGCGGGCCTGGGCAGACCATCAAGACGTGATGGTCATAGGAAAGCCGGCCTACGATCTTGCATGGGCTTAACCTGGTTGGGGCGGTGAATACTCATCGCCCTGTATCCAGGTCCACCCAGGGCTAACGGGCGAGTCATCTGCGAGCAGGTTCGCCACAGTACCCTCGGGGGGCTGCCAGTTATTCTGGTCGCCGTCCCAAAGAATCACGTTGACGACCAAGCCATCGCCGTCGACGATGGCGTATCGGTTGATCTCCATTACGCGTACTCCTCAACGATCAAATAGCCATTGGCCCCGGCACCGCCGCCCAAGCCAGGAGTGCCCCCACCTGAGGCCGCTCCAGCGCCGCCAGAACCGAATCCCTGCCCGGGTTGTGACGCGCCATGGCCCCCTCCCCCAAAAATCGTATCGCCTCCGAAGCCGCCGACAAACGAGCCGGCTGACAGCGCCACTCCATACGTGCCTTGACCCGTCTTCCCCGCGACGATAATCTGGCCCGTTCCAGTGACCGAGGGCTGTACGGCAGTAGTGCCGTAGATATATGGAGGAAGGGCCTGCAAGCCACCAGGCCCCCCCTGACCACCCGGGCAAACCATAATGCCGCCGATAGACGTTGCCCCTCCCGAGCCACCATTTCCGCCCGCGGAGGTTCCACCTGCGCCGCCAGCGCCGATTGTGATCGGATACGATGCAGCCAACGTCGGGATGAAGCACTCCCCATATGCGCCGTATCCCCCGCCGATTCCCACAGCGGTCGTGGTAGAAGTCGTAGAAGCAGCACCGCCGCCGCCGCCGCCCGCGCCGATCGCCCGCACCCGTGCGGACCTCGCCTTCACGCCGTTGTATGTGCCGGGCGTGTAGGTGCCGCTAGAAGTGAAGACCTGGACTCCGAGAAGCCGCCCCGGCGACGCCGCGAGCAACGCGCTCTGGAGCTGCGCCTGAAGTGCCGCCAGGTCGCCGTTATCGAGCACATCCTCCAGATGCGTCCGAACGTTGCGCGAGATCCCTACCCATTCGCCGACCGCATCCAGCTGCACTCCCACCGCTTGGTCCAGGTCATAGGCGTCCACCATCTGCGCATAGACGTTCTGGGCATCGACGGAGCACTTCGCCACGGCCTCGACCATGGCAGAGAACTTCGGCTTGCCACGGTGGAAGGCGGTGATCAGGTCCAGGTACTTTTCGACGTCCGCCATCTCAGTTCACCGTAAGTGTCACGTTGGAGGACGTCATGCTGGCCGCCTCGGTAAAGAGCAGTGCGACGTCCGGGTTGCCGGCGCCGCGCGGCCCGGACAGGGCCAGTGACACCAGCTTGTAGGTGGCGCCGCCTCCCACAGAATTCGCAGCAGTGATCGCGTCCCCCCACTCCACGGAACCGCTTTCACCGCCACCGATCGCCACGCCATTCACGTAGTCGGCGACTGCCTGCTTGATCGCGTCACCCACCGTTGTGGTGTAGCCGGCCAGCGCCTTTATCGACACCGTCGCGGTGATCGGTGCGGCAGTCGGGCGGAAGAAGCTGATCGGGTGGGAAATGCCGTAGATGTCGGTGACGATCTCGGTCGTTGTGCCGTAGGTTCCCGCGCACCGGCACCGAACTGCCGCGCGGCGAAGTCCAGAGCTTGGATCGCTTCGACCGAGGCCTTGCTACGCTGGGAGGCGAAGTAAAGCTGCTCGAGGCCATCAGAAATCTTCGCCACCGCGGCGACCACGGCTGTGGCGGCGGCGGTGGCGGCAGCTCCAAGTTCGGCCGCCTGGACGGTGGCCGCGCCGATCGTATCGACAAAGCGCTTCTGGCCTTTCTCGTCTATCTTGAAGCCGAGCCCGACCAGGAACTCTTTGATCAATTCAGCATTGGCTGCCATATCGGGTCCCTGCCCTTGAAATAGGCATTGTGGTGAACATGCAGCGTCGATTCGGAATCGCAGCACATATCGCAAGCCCAGTGCGACTTTTCGAGCCGTTCAAGGCGCTTTCGCTGCCACCGCGGGTCTTTCAGTTTCTCGAAATAGGCGTTCTTCGAAGCCATTTGCATCTCCGTCATGCCCGGCGAAAGGCACGATGGCAGGGCGGGCCGGAAGACCGCCTTTTCGGTAGCGAACCTAGCCATGTGCGAACTGCTCATAGTGCTTCCGCAACCCTCTTCATGGGCTCATACGCCCGCCGGTACCCTTGACCTGCCGCCGGCTGACACCACCACCAGCAGCCTGGTTCTGGACCAGGGCAACATGAACAGCATGATGCGCGCCGCCGAGCTGATGGCCGCCGGCCGCGCCACCGTGCCCAAGCACCTGCAAGGAAACGCATCCGACTGCATGGCCGTCATCATGCAGGCCATGCAATGGGGCATGAACCCCTTCGTGGTGGCGCAGAAGACCCACATCGTCAACGGGACGCTGGGCTACGAAGCGCAGCTGGTCAATGCTGTCCTGCAGTCCTCCGGCGCCATCAAGGGCCGCTTCCACTACCAGTACCGCGGCGAAGGCAACGCGCTGGAATGCCGCGTGGGCGCCGTGCCGGCCGGCGAGGAAGAGATCGTCTGGAACGAATGGCTGAGAATCAGCGACGTCACGACGAAGAATTCCCCGCTGTGGAAGACCAATCCCAAGCAGCAGCTGGGTTATCTCCAGGTGAAGAACTGGGCGCGCGCCTACAAGCCCGGCGCCATTCTGGGCGTCTACACCACCGACGAGCTGCAGGATAGCCCGCCGCGCGAGCGCGACATCACCCCGCGCACCGCCGCCGAGTTTGCCCAGCAGGCCAAGCCGCAGCCGTCGGCTGCCGTGGACCGTGACGCCCTGGTGAAGCGGCTGGAGAAAATCGCACGCAGCGACGCCCCGGCCGAGAAACGCGTGGCCGACCTTGCCAAAGCCTGGAACGAGATCGGCAAGGACGGACGCGCTGCGGTGGGCGCTGACGAAATCACGCGCCTGAAGGCGATTGCCGGCGCCGTCGATGCCGAACCCAATACCCACAGCGAGCAGCCGCAAGGCGAGGCCGGTAATCCGGCGCAGAGCGCGGCACCGGCCGGCCCTGCCTCCCAGGAGGAAGGCGACGACAACCCGTTTGAAGGGGCCGAGTGATGGAGGACACCATCGAGCAACGGACGGAGGCCTGGTTGCAGGCCCGCTGCGGCAAGATCACTGCCAGCCGCTTTGCCGAGGTCATGGCCGTGTCCGCAAGGACCGGCAAGCCGCTCCAAGCGCGCGAGGACTACATGCTCACCCTGGCCGCCGAACGCACGTCAGGTATCCCGAAGCAGTCCATCAGCAGCAAGTCGCTGGCGTGGGGCACCGACCTGGAGGCGCACGCGCGCGAGGCCTACGAGATCGAGACGGGCAACATCGTCACGGAAGCCGGTTTTGTCCTTCACCCGACGCACGACTGCATCGGCGCATCCTCTGACGGCTGGATCGGCGACGACGGCCTGATCGAGATCAAGTGCCCGCACGACGAGAAGGTCCACATCCGCACGTGGCTGTACGGCATGCCGGAGGATCACATTGCCCAGGTCCAGGGAAACATGCTGGTAACCGGGCGCCAGTGGGCCGATTTCATCAGCTACGACCCGCGCCAGGGCCAGAAGTGGCGCCTGTACGTACAGCGCATCCCCCGCGACGACGACTACATCAACAACAAGCTGCTTCCCGGCTTGCTGCAGTTCGAGGCCGAGCTGCAGGCGATGGTTGAAACCCTGCGGCGAAAGGCCGCGTAGGAGCCGTCATGTACGAATTCTGGCTCGTCTGGAACCCTGCCGGACTTAACCCGAAGCACAAGCACCTGACGGCTGAGGCAGCGACCACGGAAGCGGAGCGCCTCGCACGTGCGAATCCCGGCAATCGGTTCTATGTGCTGCACGCCCTCGAGTACCGCGAAGTCAACGACATGCAGCGCGTGGTGCTTCTGAAGGACGGCCGCGCGCCCTTCTAACCCTTTCACGGCGCGCCGGAATCCCTCTTCCCCAACACGTGCAACTTCCCGGCGCTGCCCTTTTCATTCACCACCCAGGAGCCCACATGCTCGAGCTTGACCACCAGACCGGCCAGTTCCTGAACTTCAACCTCCGGCCGGAGAAGCACGGCGAAGAGAACGTGCCCGGCGCCGACCTGAAGATTCAGATCACCGTCTCGAACGACATCCTCGCGGAGTTCCACCCGGCGCTGAAGGCATCGCTGTACCGCGCGCCGCATCCCGGCGAAATGGATATGGTGGATCAGGCCGAGCAGGACGACGGCCCCCCGCCACTCACGCGCCTGACCTTCGGCGGCAAGCTGCACGCCTTCAAATGGGACGACGAGATGGTAGGCGCCACGTTCACCGTGCACTACGGCACCGGCGGCAAGAGCGACATCGTGCTGGAAGACGCCACTGTGGACAGCTTCCAGATCGAGCCCATGGACGGCGGCAGCGTCACGATCTCCTTTCGCGTGAAGTGCAACCCCGACGAAAAGGCGGTGGGCAAGCTCTCCCGGCTTATGGGGTACGAGATCGAGTTCTCTATCGAGCCTCCCAGTGCAGCGGAAATGGCGGAGGCGGCGTAGCCATGCGTGTCAGCCAATTATCCCGCACTCAGTACAGCGGTCACCGCGCCGGCGGCGAACGCGGCCAGGCTGAGAAAGCAGCAGACGATTGCCAGCACCAACGGCACGGCGTGCCTGCCTTCCCGCGTTCGCCCATAGTCTTCGTTGAAGAGGACGTACTGCGTGAAATAGGAGCTGAACACCGCCACGCCATCCACAACCAGACCGAGCACGAACAGCAGGATGGCCGCTTTCAAACCGCACATCGACATGACACCGGACAAACGATCGAACGTCGTCAGCATGCCGGCGGCAGCGCCACCATTGAGCAGGGCCAGATATTTGAACCCTTCCTCCGAAATAACAATCATCGATTTATAGGTTTCGGTCTTGTGCCATTCCTCCGCCATTCCCCTCTCCCAGGATTTGAACGGCGCCGATCGTACTGCTCCCCGGCCATGAGCCGCAACAGCCGCCGGCGCCACCAGAAGCCGGGCCGCGACCTGCCGTTCCCGGGGCAGGAGGACTGACGATGGACCAACTCGACCTCTTCGACCAGCAACCCCAACAGCCGATGTCCGCCGAGCAGATTGCTTATGAAGCGTGGCCGTTCCCGGGCCTGAGCTGGGAGCGGCATCAGGAGATACGAGCCGGCTGGAATGCCTACGCGGAGAAGCGGCGCCGCGAGCAACAACGGAGGATCGCAGCATGACGACCCAACTCCATACGACACCCCCCAGTCCCGAAACACTGCTGGCGATCGCACGGCACTTGACGGAAGACGGCGACGGAATCGAGCAATCGCTGTGTGATGAAGTCGCGGCGTGGCTCGAAAAGGTCGCAGCCCAGCCCCAGCAGCCGGCCGGGTGGAAGCTGGTGCCGCGCGACCGCTCCTACGACATGCGCGCCAAGGCCATCATCGCGTTTAACACCGCCGAACAGGCCGGCAAGGATCGGGATGATGCGTTGGATGCAGCGTATCAAGCGATGCTGGATTCCGCCCCCACTGCCCACCCATCGCAGCAGGAGGACGATGCACGGGACGCGGCGCGGTATCGGTGGCTGAGGGGCCACTTTCGCTTCGCGGCCGACTCCGAGTGTGAAATCTGGTTCGACGGCAGTCTCAAGCACTCGCCGGCCGATCAACTGGACGCCGCTATTGACGCCGCCCTCGCCGCTCAGGTCCCGCAGCAGGGAGAGGCGTGATGCGTTTCCTGAGCGTGTGCAGCGGCATCGAGGCAGCAAGCGTCGCGTGGAACCCGCTGGGATGGAAGGCCGTCGCCTTCAGCGAAATCGAGCCCTTCCCCTGTGCCGTGCTCGCCCACCACTACCCCGACACGCCCAACTGGGGCGATATGACCAAGTACAAGGAATGGCCTGATGTCGCAATTGACCTTCTTTGCGGAGGCACCCCCTGCCAGTCCTTCAGCGTCGCAGGACTACGAAAGGGACTGGATGACCCGCGTGGCAACCTCATGCTCACCTTTGGTGCCATTGCTGCAAAGTACCGCCCCAAGTGGCTGGTATGGGAGAACGTCCCCGGTGTCCTCTCCAGCAACGCCGGACAAGACTTTGCAAGCTTTCTGGGCCTCCTCACTGGCCAGGTCATCAAAGTCCCCGCGGGCGGCTGGAGCAACAGCGGCATCGTCTCCGGGATCCCTGAAGCCTACGGCCTGGCCTATCGGGTGCTGGACGCTCAGTTCTTTGGAGTACCCCAGCGACGCCGTCGTGTGTTCGTTGTCGGATGTCTTGGAGACTGGCGAAGTGCCGCAGCGGTTCTTTTTGAGCGCCACAGCCTGTCGGGGGATCCTGCGCCGAGCCGAGAAGCGGGGAAAGACTTTACCCACGACCTTGCACCGTGCCTTACTAGCAGCGGTCGAGGGGTCGAGCGACCAGGAGAAACTCGCGGGCAAGACCCTGTCGTCGCAGTCCCGCGCAGCCTAGCCTTCGGCGGCAACAACCAGTCCGGCCCCATCGACGTTGCGACCGCGCGCAACGCCTGCGCCAGCGCCAGCGGTCGGATGGACTTCGAGACCGAAACGTTCATTGCGCACAGCCTGCGGGGCGAAGGCTTTGACGCCAGCGAGGACGGCACCGGCCGCGGCACGCCGCTGATTCCGACTATCGCTTTCGACTGCAAATCGAGCGGGCGGAACGGTTTCGGAATAGGCATCGAGGTTGCAGGAACTCAACGGGCCATGGCGCACGCGAATAGCCACACGAACGGCGGCGGCCATCAGGCGGTGGCGTATGCCATCCAGGCAGGAGCGCTGCGACAGAACCCAAACAGTGGACCAGATGGCGTTGGGGTGCAGCCTGACCATGCCTATACGCTCGAAGCGCGGGCCGAGGTGCAGGCTGTAGCAATCGCCCTGCGAGGCAAGGAAGATGGCTCTACGGCAGAAATGGGCGATGAGTGTGCCCACGCACTACGGGCAAGCAGCGGCGGTGGCGATAAGCCTCATGCGCTTGTTGGCATGCAAGTCCGCCGCCTCACCCCCGAGGAATGCGAAGCGCTTCAGGCATTCCCCCGCAACTACACCCGCATCCCATGGCGCAATCAACCGGCCGATCAATGCCCAGACGGCCCTCGCTACAAGGCGCTTGGCAATAGCTGGTGCACCACAAACGCTCGCTGGATCGGCGAACGAATCGATCGAGTGAACTCAATCTTGGAGGCAGCATGACCAACCAGAACAACGCAGCGCAGACCGTGCTGACGGACGAGCAGCGCACCGAGATATTCGAACTCCATTTCAGCCACGACCATCCAGACGGCGTGGACATTGGACGCGTAATCGAGGATACCGAGCGCGCCGTCATTGCCAAGCTGGGCGGGATGACCGCGAATGAGTGGCTTACCGAGGCAAAGGACGCGATCACGATGTGGCACTACACGTCTATCGCGCAACACGAAGGCCACACTGATGAAGCCGACGTACAGGCCCACTGGCATGCCGTTGAGGCGATATTGCGCGCCCGCATCCAGCCTGCCGCCAGCGACGCCGGTATGCCCACGCTCGCCCAACTGACGGCGCTGTTACCGGGCACCTACTACCTGGACCCTCCGGATGGTGGCGACGTGTCGCTGCTGGAGCAGTTGCAACGCATGGCGGCGGATGCCGGACGTTGGCGTGCTTTCGAGGCCGGGGCGGTGCCGGTGGGGTATGCCACGGAATGGAAGCCAGGGTTCACCGCTGTTTACTTTGATGCGGTCGTCATGCCGCCCGGCACGCCTGTCTATGCCGCCCCGCCCGCGCAGCCCGGGAAGCAAGCCGGGGCGGATGCGCAACTCGTGCCGACCTATGTAGTCGATGCCCTGAAAGCGTGGACTGGCAGCGAGCCGTCTGTATCCGCTCTGGCGCGTGCCGTAGACCGCTGGCTGGACCCTGGTGCGGAATGGGAGCATGACCGGCCGGATGATGTCGCACCGGCTGCGCAGGGCGATGAGCGGGCGGCGTTTGAGGCTTGGTCTACGCGCGCGAACAAACACCACGTAAGCGGGTACAACCCGCACAGCGACCTTTGGGAAGCATGGCAAGCCCGCGCCGCACTCGCCTCCCAGGCCAGCGGCCAAGCGGCGCCGCAGAAGGAGCAGAGCGATGCGAACTGACCGCGAATTGCTGGAGTTGGCGGCGAAGGCGGCCGGTGGACTTGACTGGCAATGGTGGACGTCCAACTCGTACCGGCGCCTGACCTTCAAGGGCGGGCCCAATACCCGCGACGGTGGCGCATTGAGCGGCACCGTCCATCCGCACGATAGATGGCCGGATGTGTGCATGGCGCCCGGCGTGCAGGAGTTCATCGAGCGCGCCAGCCCGAAAGCGGTCCTCGCCTTGATCCACCGTATCGCAGAACTGGAGGCGGCGTTGCGGCCGTTCTCATATGAAGCCGACTCTATCGAGGAGGACGCAGACGACGATGACGACCATGTCGTTCTGGTGAAGGTAGAACATTGTCGCCGCGCTGCCGCTGCTATGGGAGCCGAGAATGGAAACTGACGAACTCCGGCAGGCCGTACGTCTGGAACTGGACGCCATGATTCGCGAAGGCCTGGTCGAGGCTCTGCCTGGTGACGTGTATCGGCTTACCGAAGCCGGCCGAGCATATACACGGGCTCGCTGGCTTGATCGTGGACCCACCCAGGCCGCGGGGTGGGATATCGCCTCCGGCCATATCGGGCTGGTCCACGGTGAGTGTGTGGCGGCCGGCGCCCGGCCGGTTCCTGGAAAGGAAGACGCATGAGCAACAACGCATTTCTGACACCCGAGGAGGTGGCTGAGTTCACCGGCATCAGGACGGGCAAACGGATCAATGGGAAGACCGTCCACCGCGAACAGCTCCAAGCAGAGTGGCTGCGCACCCAGGGTATTCCCTTCCACGTCAACGCCCGTGGCGTTCCTAAAATCCTCTGGTCGGCCATCGCCGGCACCAGGGCCGCGGGGCAGCAGGTCGAACAGCAAGCCTGGCAACCAAAGGCATTGAAGGCAGCCTGAAATGGGTCGCAAGCCGTACAAGAATTTGAATTTGCCGCCGCGGATGCGCGCGCGCAAGCAGAAAAGCGGCCGGACTTTCTACTACTACGATGCCGGCGGCGGCCCGCCGCGCAAAGAAATTCCGCTCGGCCCCGACCTAGTAGAGGCGGTGCGCAAATGGTCGGAGCTCGAACGCGCCAACACGCCCGCCAGCGCGCCTGTGCCGACTTTCCGGTACGCGGCAGAGCGCTATGTGCGCGACGTGCTGCCGACCAAGGCGCCACGGACGCAGATCGACAACATGAAGGAGCTCGAATTCATCTACGAGTTCTTCGACAATCCGCCGGCTCCGCTGGACCAGATTCGGCCCCTGCACATCAAGCAATACATGGCTTGGCGCGCTGACAAGGCCCGCGCTTGGTACGTTGCGCAGGGACGCCCCGTTCCTCCGAACCCCGGTCACGTGCGCGCGAACCGCGAGATCGCCCTCTTCAGCCATATCTTCAACTACGCGCGCGAGAACGGCATAACAGACGCGCCAAACCCGTGCGCCGGCGTGAAGAAGAACCGAGAGACCGGCCGGGATGTCTACGTTGAGGACGACCGGTTTACTGCGGTCTACGAGAAGGCCGACCAGCCGACGCGTGACGCAATGGACCTGGCCTATCTGAGCGGCCAGCGGCCGGCCGACACCCTGAAGTTCGACGAGCGGGACGTCCGCGATGGCGTGCTGCACGTGGATCAAGGCAAGACGGGCAAGAAGTTACGCCTACAGGTAGTCGGCGAACTGGCAACGGTTATCGAGAGGATCCGGGCGCGGAAGGCGGGATACAAGGTTTCGTCCACGGCACTGGTGGTGAATGAAGAAGGTCAGCGGCTGACGTACGACGCGCTGCGCCAGCGCTTCCACAAAGCGCGTGAGGCGGCCGGGATTACCCCGCAGGAATTCCAGTTCCGCGACCTGCGGGCCAAGGCCGGGACGGACAAGGCGGACAGCGCCGGCGACATTCGCCAGGCGCAGATGCAGCTCGGCCATAAGTCCATTCAGATGACGGAGCACTACGTCCGCGGGCGCCGCGGCGACAAGGTGAATCCCACCCGATAG